GCCCCAGCCAGAATAGTCTGAAGTATTTGTAACGGTTGCTCCATCAGAGTGGGCGGCTCTTGTAGTTCCTCGAGCATTTCTAGTAATTCCTGTTAGATCACTTCCTGAAACTCCGGTATAAGAAATTTCTTCTGTACCTACTTGAATATAATTAGTACCCGAAGTTGGAAATCCTGCAACTGAATCTAGAGTAATGCTTGTTCCTGATCCTCCAGTTCCATAAGCATCATCTCCTAAAGCTCCGTCTAAAGTATTAGTTTGAGCTCCAGAAACAGTTCCACCAAATTGAGATATACCCCACCCGTATGCCCCTAATTGTTCAGCAGGACCCACAGGATAATAGAATTTAACAGAACAGTCCCCATCAGTAGCCGTTGCACTAGCGTTGGATCCCATTGTAATAGTAACTGAAGTAGAGTCTACTACTTCGGTTATCATAAAAGTTTTATCATCAAAATCAGAAGCAGAATAACCTGAACCTGTTGGAGGAGTTACACTTTCAAGAAATAAAATATCTCCTGCTGTCATTCCCGCGGTTGTAGATAAAGTAATGGTAAGAATAGCAGAGCCACTATCAGAAGCTAAGGCATTCGTTAATGCTCCGAAATCCGTTTTAATTGGGTGAATGTCATAAAAAATTCCCCCGGTGTAAGCATATAAAATTCTATTAGTACCTATAATAGAAAAATTAATGGAACTTTGACTGATTACATGGTGTTGAGCTCTAGCCACTCCTGTTAGTGTATTGTCTCCTAATTGAGACCATCCGCCTATTTTTTCTGGAGTATTATATCTAAATCTAACATTTTCTCCCCCGGTCCATTGTCCTTCGGCCCCTGTGGGAGTAACTTGTTTATTGAATCCTGGTAAAAAATCTATTTTTTGTAGCATAAAAATCCTTTTTTATAAATATAGCAGATTTTAGGGATAATCAATAGGTTTAAGCAAGGGGAATCTATGTAGTAGACAATTTTTTAAAAAAATCTATAATACAATACTTTTATGAACCTTTCCATAGGAACCCCGTTACTAAAAGAATATTTTAATAAACATTTAGATCTTAAAGATAATTTATTATCTTTAACTGATCAATCAAAAACTAAATCCAACAAAGCTGGGTTTGAAGATGTTTTTCACAAATTAGACTGGGAACAATCTTCTGACTTTGACAGGCCCTGGGTTAAATATGCGGGTCAACATATCCACGACCATTTAGTTAACATGGTCTCTAAAATAGGTTTTAAAACAATTAAAATACATGAGTTGTGGTTTCAACAATATGGTAATCAAGGCACGCACGGCTGGCATATTCATGCCAATAATTTCACTGGAGTATACTATCTAGAATTTGATAATCATCAATATACTCAACTACTGGATCCACTTAATTTAAACCAGGCTATTTCATTAAAAGTTATAGAAGGAGACTTTATTGTTTTTCCATCGCATGTAATACATAGATCAGGAGTTAATAAGACAAATAAAAAAAGAAGTATCATTTCGTTTAATTTTGATGTAAAAGATATTCGAGAGGATTTATTGAAAGAACGAATCATAAAATATGTACACTAATAATGAGGTAACTTTAATTAATGATGTTTTATCAAAGGAAGAAAACTTAGCTTTAATCAATAAACTTTGCTATCATCAATGGTACTTAACAAAATGTTTAGACTACGGGAACTTAATACCTCCCTTGTTCGCGGGAAGAGGCGGAGGGTTTAGTGTGTCGTCATTGGAAGATGGAAAACCTTTTGATTCACCCCTTAATAAAGAGGCGTATAAAGTTACTGAAAAAGTCTGTGAACAATTAAACATTAAAAAATATGAAATAAGAAGATTTTTATGGAACATGTATTTTCCTAGAAACCATACTGATTTTCATAAAGATGAATACACCGATGATTTTTTAAGCATATTATACAATCCACACACTACGGATGGAGGCACTTTTATTAACAATAAATTTTATGTTGATAAACTAGGTCAAGCAAAAGTTTATAAAAGTATGGTTGAACATAAAGGCAATCCTCCTTCAAAAGATGCGGTTCGTTTTAACCTTAATGTTTTAATGAAATGTTTCAAATAAAAGATAACTTTTTACCTGAAGATGAATTTTTAAAAATAAAAAACATCTTACTCAGTAACACCTTCCCGTGGTACTATGTAAATAATGTGGCGCATCCAGAAGATAATGCTGTAGGAAATTTTTATTTAAGTCATACCATATATGGAGATGGAAACATAATGAGTCAACCAGCCCTTAATTTACTTGGACCTATTCTTTTAAAATTAAAAATAAAAAAACTATTTCGAGTAAAATGTAATTTTTATCCTCACACTCCTAAGATAAAAAAACACGCATTGCATGTCGATCATGATGATCCTGAATGCAACAGCGCTATATTTTACATTAATAAAAATAATGGGTACACAGGACTTTCTAACAATAAAATAAAATCTGTTGAAAATAGGATGTTGTTTTTTAAATCACATCAAAAACATCACAGCACAACATGCACTGATCAAGACGTGAGAATCAATGCAAATGTTATTTACTTTTAAACCGATAAAGTGAAATAAATATACCGTCTTTTTTTATCTGAGTTGTTTTCTTTTAATTTAAAATCAATGTTTGAAGGAAGACACAGAACAGTATTCTCTCTGGCTATGAAATTAAACTTAGGAATAAAATCAGTATGCTGACATATAAACTCACCGGAATCTCTTTCAAAAAAAATTAAACCACCATCTTCATCAACATCCACCATGTACAAACCTTGAAACAAAACATTGGTCGTAACAATTTTTAAATTCGTTTGATTTTTTAAATCTTCATAGTATTTTATATTACCTATAAAAACATCTTGAAATCTTACGTTATAATTTTTTACTAACCCAGCTACAAAATTTTTTAATAGGTTAGTAAACTTCGTCTTATCCACAGTTTTTGTTTTTACAGTTTCTTTTTTAAACTCCGGATCTTTTTGATCCGTAAAAAATAAGGAGCTTGTAAATATATTTATTTGATGCATAAATTAAAAGATATGGATGTTCTTTTTTTATTAGAGCTGTTCATATCCACTTCATGTAATAAATAAGAAGGAAAGATTAACAATAGGTTTTCAACGGGTTCTATACAAAAATGAGGTTTGAAATTAGGGTGCTCGCTTGCTTCTTCCATTTCAGAATGCATTCTAACAAATGTATTGGGATTAGTGAAAATTAATTTACCACAATTTTTTGGCGTCTCTAAATAATAGACTCCTGAAAAATGAACTCCGGGGTGTACATGGGATACATTATAACTGTTTTTGTAATTAATATTACACCACAAATTATCCAGCTTTAATTTTTTATTTAAATTTAAAAGTCTTTCATATTTATGAATTTCTTCAGATATTAAATCTGAAAATAAATCTCTACAATTTAAATCTTTTTGATAGCCACCTTCATTAGTTTGTTTATTTGATTCAACATTTTTTTCTAAATCGTACACAACTTTTAATAATTGCTTTTTAATTTTTTCGTTGGATATTGTTGAATGATATATTGAATCACAAAACATGATTTCTAAAAAGCTCATTTTTTATCTCCCCACATTCTTCTTTGATCCCTATAAAAATTTTTATAGGGTCCCTTAGAATTTACATAATGTAAAAAAGCTTGCGCATGCCAGTCGCCTTCAAAAGGTTCTCTCCAATGTTCAATTTCACAACCTTTGTACAAGACAGCGTCGCCTGGTTTAGTTCTATATTTTTTATCGCCCATGTATATTTCCCATGGTGTTCCGTCCGAGTTAATGTGAACTGTGATACTTATCTCACACGAAGGCCTATCTGTGTGTTTGGATAAATCTGATTTATATGTGTAGACTCTGAAATAAGAATAAGTTGGTAACAGTTCTAACTTTGAATGCTTTTCAACCAACTTTCTTTTGTTTAACAACATGGATTCCATTAAAGGATCTCCATAGAAACTAGAATCAAAATTACTGTTTTGATTATCAAAATTAAATTTGTTTTGCCGGTGTTGTATTCTACAGTAATCTGTACAAAGATTAATTTCTTCTTTTGTAAAAAAATTTTTAATTAATTTATGCTTCATTATTTTTAATATACTTATTTAAGAAAGACGTGGGCATAACATCAAAAGAAACAGAGATCCTATCTTCGTTGGAATTATTTTCATGTATCTTATGATACATATTACTTGGAAACAATAATAGTAACCCAGGGGTTGGCGTTACCCAAAAACGTTCTACATTATAAAGGGTGTCCTTGTGTCTAGGTTCTACTGATATGTCCCTATGGTTAAAGTTTTCAAATTCAATATCTCCACACTCTTCTTTTGCTTTAATATAAACCACTCCACTTAAAAAACAATTGTGATGTCTGTGAGTAGTACAGCTGCTTTTTGAGGAAGCCCATGCCACCCATGATTTACTTATGATAAAATTAGTTTTATATTTAAAATAAGTATCATTAGTAAATCTTATGGATTTAATGACGACGTCTTTTAAAGTTTCATATTCCTCTTTTTGTAAAACTCCTTCTACGCCAGTGTGAAAACTATTTTGTTTAGGGTTCTCACTAATTTTATTAATCGGACTGTGGATTGTTTTTTCTTTTTTTAATTTTGTTTCTAATTTCTTTAATTCATTTTTTTTTAAACCGGTTTCAATTGAAAAAAGAGGGGATGAAAACAAAGGCCACGCATGGTGTTTCATTATACCACCCATCCCACAACGGTTATTCTATTTCCACTGGTTACAGGTTTAACGCAATGAGGGTACATGAAATTACTGGGCCACATTATTAATTCACCTGGTTTACCTTCAACGGAAAACTCTTCATTGTTGGGTAATTTAAATGCCAGGTTTCCACCTTCATAGTCGTCATTACAAAATAAGATGCAACTTATGGTTCTTGGGGTACTGAAACCATGGTCCGTGTGCCATGTATAAAAATTATTTCTATCATATTTTAAAACGTTCATTTCAAAATTATTTTTATAGTGCAGGAACTCAGAATTAGTTTCTTGTTTATACTCTTCCAAACATTTTAAAAAACAGTTATTAAAATAATTGTACCAGTGAACATTGGTTAAACTCTTTTCCAAATCATTTAAAAATAATGTTTTAACATCCCTAATTTCAGTATTAACTTGCAATCCTTTTTTAGTAACAATAGGGGCTTCCTTAAAGGCTTTTGTTTTTTCAACGTAAGCTAAAAATTTAGACAACGGTTTTTTTTCTATAGTTTTATACGTTCTAATAAAATCATCTATTTCCATGATTTTTTATTCCAGTATAATGTTTTATATTTATGTATAAA